AATGTTGTGATATTTGATAGTGATGAAACCCTAAGAAGTCAAATTGAATTATACAAACCAAACATATTTGTTATTGGAAGTGATTATGTAAACAAACCTATTATTGGAGGGAACCACGCAGATGAAATCCGTTTCTTTGATAGGATAACGGATTTTAGCACAACAAAAATATTAAAATATGAGTAAAGTATTAATAATAGGGGAAAATTGTATAGATATATTTGTTTATGGACATTCAAAAAGAAAATCACCAGAGGGAGCAGGACCAGTCTTTACTCCTATTGAAGAAATATATGCAGATGGAATGGCATATAATACGTCTAACAACATTATTGCAATGGGGTTGGATGTAGATATCATAACCAACACTGAAGAGGTAATAAAGCGTAGATATTTGGATATGGATACCAATTACTTATTTTTAAGAGTGGATGAAAACGATAGAGTATCTCAATATGATGTCAACGAACTTCCAGATTTATCAAACTATTCTGCGGTTTTAATATCGGACTACCACAAAGGGTTTTTGACTGAAGATGATATCAGTTACATTGCAGAAAGACATCCATTGGTGATAGTAGACACTAAAAAAATATTGGGTGAGTGGTGTAAGGAAATTAACTTTATAAAAATAAACCGAACCGAATACTTAAATAATGCAGAAGTTATTGATAATAACCGATGGTTGGTGGATAAACTACTGATTACATTTGATAAAGATGGTACGATACATAAAGGTATTAGGTATCCTGCTGAAAATGTGGAAGTGGTGGATATATGTGGTGCAGGTGATACTTTCATAGCAGGATTTACAAAAGAATATATCGAAAGTGGAGATGTAAGTAAATCCATAGTTTTTGCAAATAAAGCGGCATCTATTGTTATACAGAAAAAAGGAGTAGGAATTTACTAAAAAAAATAAAAAAAGACTTGGAATTACGAAAATACTTTTGTATATTTGTTCTAACAAAATGAGAAAAGGTAGTTGAAGCCAACAACTAATAAAACCGATTGTGTGACTCGTTAAAGAATAGTTTCTGTTAGAGTGAAATGAAACTACAAAGCCGGACACTACCTCCTCTCATTTCAAAAATTAAAAAATTATATATTTATATACAAACTAAAAAAAAATAATATGTCACTAGAAAATGTACCTGTAAAAAATTCAATTGAAATCGAAACCGTTAAGTTGGATGAAAATATTTTGAATGAACTTAAAGAATTCAACCAATCAATTGCTAACACTTTGACTGGATTGGGTGAACTTCATGTGAGAAAGCAAGAACTACACGAGGAACTTAACAGATTAGAAACTCTAAGAGGTGAATTGGAGCAAGAATTCAAAGATAACAATAATTCGTTGAAGAAGAAAATTGATAAGCTTCAAGAAAAGTATCCAGGTGGTAGAATTAACCTACAAGAAGGAACTATTCAATATCAGCCTGATGCAAATCAGCGATAATAGATAGTTAGGACTAAAATCTAAAAGAATTGGAAAAATCATAAATTCCAATTCTTTTTATATTTATAGGGTATAGAGACATACTCATTCAATAAATGAATAATTTAGGAAAATACTTAGTTGAGGAATTAATAAAAGAAATCGAAAATATTACAAATTATGTTGTAGTATATTCAGGTAGATTTCAACCATTTCATAAAGGACATTATGCAACATACGAACATTTAGTTAAAAAGTTCGGAAAAGATAATGTTTATATTGGAACCTCCGATAAAACAGATAACCAAAAATCTCCATTTAATTTTAAGGAAAAGAAAACCATTATGACTAAAATGTTTGGTATATCTCCAAACAAAATAGTTTTGGTTAAAAATCCGTATGCTCCGATGGAGATCCTAAAAAACTATGATGAAACTACAACTGCATTTATTACTGTGGTTGGTGAAAAAGATGAACAAAGATTAGGTGGTAAGTATTTTACTCCATATAAAGGAGATTTAGATAGTGGATACAAAGATAAGGGATATGTATACGCTTCACCTGCACAACCAAACGCAATTAGTGGAACTGATGTAAGAAATTGGTTAGGAAAGGGTGAGATAGAAGATAGAAAACAACTTTTTAATAAAGCGTATCCAAAGTTTGATAAAAATATATTTGATTTAATAACTAAAAAGTTAGATACCTTAAATGAGTCTAGTTCAATTGACTCGGGTGAACCTGATGTGGGATATTATGCTGATGGTACTAAACGAATACTGAATGGAGCTAAGCCAGAAATATGGTTTAAGCAGGGTGGATATATTCAGTTAGATAAACCTAAATCCGATTACATGAGAGGAAAGGGTAAAAACAAAGATACTGAGTCTCAATTCCGTAAAGTTACTTATGCGTTAAAAGGAGTTACCGCTCCAAAAACTGCTAAAGATAGTAAATCCAAAGTAGCACCATATCAAGTGGATAAATGGAAAAATGTAACACCTAAAAATGTAAAGAAAAAAGAGGATAGATATTGGGATTTGGATAAAGTTAATGAAAGGATTTTTATACCAAAAGAGTTTATCGAAGAATGGGTTACTCAAAACTTAAATAGGATTTTAAGTGAGATATCAACATCAACTGCGGGACCTGCTACTAATAGTGGAAAGATAGTAGATGATGGACCTAATTTATTCTTTCCAAACTACGATACTTTTAATACCGTATCCAAAGAAAGAGCGGAACAGATTGGATATGCAATTTTCCAGCAGATAATGGATAAAAAGTATGAGGATTACTACGAGCACCCAATATATCCAAAAGGACCTCCGAAATCAGTTTCAACATTTCCTGCTGGCGTTATAGATAATACATCCAATGAAAAAGATTTAGCAGGTGCTGAAGCATACGATGAATGGTACACTCATGTCACTCGCTCTATGGGACTGGTAGGATACCAGCTAGTTAAAGATTTTGATAAATCGTTTAAGGATTTGGCAATTAAAGATGCTGATAATATGAAAAAAGATGCTGCATCTGAAAAAATAAAAGATACTGTTGTAGAAAGTGGTATGGGTTTAGCAATGGGTTATCCATCAAAAGAGCAACTCCTTCAAATGAAAAAAGAAAGAGATGAGTTGAGAAAAAAAATGGATAAGGAAAGTGAATACTACCAAGCAGTAGAGGAAGATATTACTATACCATTAAATGTTGGTGATACGGTTTTGGGTGGCAAGTTTAAGAATAAAAAAATTGTGGTTAAGGATATAAGTAAAAACGAAAAGGGAGAAGTGACAGTAAATGGAAAACCCCTATTAAAATACAGATTGATTGATGAGGCATACAATGAAGTAATTGCTGAATTAATGAAAGACCCACAATTTGAAGGATTGTTGAGTGAAATACCAATGGCGGATTTGCAACAACTTGACAAATTTGCAGATAAACAATTAGATCCAGTTGATGTTGTATTAACTGGAAAACATTTTTTAGAAAGATTAGTTGATCCACGAAATAAGAAACCAATATCAGCCGCAGAACTTACTGGATTTTTTAAGAGATTGGCAAGAAAAAAGAATGAGTTTGTGGAGTTTCTTAAAAAATATGGTGAGATAGTTGCAAAAGATAACCGAACTAAAATCAACATTCCATTTATGCAACAGGCTAATAAGGCGATTGCAAAAACAATAATGAGAAAGGATGATTTTAAGACTCCATCACCTGAATTAAAGTTTGAAGACATAACTGAAGATACTATAAAATACTTATCCAAATCATTGGGTATGAGTAGAAAAGATATGCCACAAATTAGTTCCAAGCACATAGGAGATTTTGTGAAGTACCTAAACGATAAGGGAGTATCAGTATCACCATCAGTAATTGATGTATCTAAAATTGGAATGACCCAAAAGGATATAAATGTGGATAAGGTAAAGGATTTATTGGGAGTTGAGAAATCAAACTTAGCAAAACCTGTAATCATATCAAACGATGGATATATTTTAGATGGTCATCACAGAGTTGCGGCATTGTATAATGTGGATAAAAACTTTAAGTTAAAAACTATAAAAGTAGATCTAGGTATTAAAGATTTATTGAAAGCTGCGGGTGAGTTTCCAAAGGTATCATATAAGGGAATAGAAGAATATGTTGGATTTAAGACAACTCATATTAAACCTGCTCCACCTATGAAGGGATTGGATGATCCTGATGATAATTGGAAAGATGTAAAAGAAGGATTGATTACAGAAGGTGGAGCGTATGGTCATATGAACCACCCGTTTGATACCGATATTAACTTAACTTTTGGGCAACTAAAAGATATTGTTAAAAAGGCATTGAATGGTGAATTGGAATTGACGAGAGAAAAAACTGATGGGCAAGCATTAGCAGTTAGCTGGGTAAATGGTAGATTGGTAGCAGCTAGGAATAAATCACACTTAAAGGATAGAGGTAAGGATGCAATGGATATAAACGCAGTTGCTGCTAAGTTTGGTGGTAGAGGTGGATTAACCGATGCATACAACTTTGCGATGAAAGACCTTTCTGTTGCGATTGATAAATTATCACAGAAACAAAAAGATAAAATATTTGGTGGTGGTTCTAAGTTTATGAACTTGGAAGTTATATACCCATCATCAGTAAATGTTATACCATACGGACAGGCATTATTAGTATTCCACGGTACATTTGAGTACGATGAAGCTGGTAATATCATAGGTGAGGACCAGAGTGCGGGTAAGATATTGGCGGGTATGATTAAACAGATAAATCAAAATGTTCAATCCAAATATACCATACAAGGACCTCCTGTTGTAAAACTACCAAAGAATAAAGAATTGAGTAAATCCCAACCTAAATACCTTGCTATGATTTCTAAATTGCAAAGTGAGTTTGGATTAAAAGATAATCAAGGAGTAGCGGAATATCACCAAAAATGGTGGGAGCAGTTTATAGATAAAAAAGCAAAAGAATTAGATGCTCAACAAAAAATTGGATTAGTTAAGAGATGGGCATTTGGGGATAAAGGATTTAGATTGAAAGATATCGAAGATGAAACTATCCGTAGTTGGGCAGAAGGTATTGATAAAACTGATCACTCTAAAATAAGTAAAGATAACTTAATGAAGTTTGAGAGAATATTTTTAGGAGTGGGAGCAGAAGTTTTATCATTTATGAGTTCAGTTCTAACTGTAAATCCAGATAAAGCAAAGAGAGCAATGGTTGATAGGTTAGAACAAACTATCAAAGATGTTGAAGCAAAGGGTGATGAGAAACAGGTACAAAAATTGAAATTGGAATTACAAAGATTGCAAGATTTAGGGGGAGTTGATAAGATTGTTCCTAGTGAAGGTATTGTATTTGTTTATGGTGGAAATACAATGAAGTTAACTGGGGCATTCGCTCCTCTTAACCAACTATTGGGAATATTTTTTGATGGTAAGTAAAATATCTAAAATCTAATTTATATATATTTATATATAAACGGAATAACTAAATTATATGACTAAGGAGTTTCACTATATCTATAAATTAACCAATATACATACTGGTGAATTTTACTATGGTAGTAGAACTTGCAAATGTAATCCAAGCGATGATATATATATGGGTTCTATGAAAATATGGAAACCCAATAAAGCCGATATTATAAAAGAAATAATTTTATCAAATTTTAATAGTAGAGAAGATGCTCTTAAAGCTGAGAGTATTTTAATAAATGAAAACATAAATCACCCATTAAATCGTAATTATTCATCACCAGATGGTAAATTTATACGATTAGGCCCGCCAGTGAATAAAGGAAAGAAAAATCCAAATCATAGTAAGCGAATGAGTGGTAAAAATAATCCAAATTTTGGTAAAAAACTATCATTAGAAATTCGCAACAAAATCAGTAAATCACATATTGGTAAAGTATTTAGTGAAGAAACAAAAACTAAAATGCGAAAACCAAAAAGTGAAGAACATAAACAAAAATTGAGACAAGCTAAATTAGGTAAAATAAGAGGTCCATATAAAAAAAATAAAATTAGTTATGAGTAATAATAAAAGTTTTCAACGAAAATTCATGCATCCAACTCGTAGAAAGTTGGTAGATATGGTTTTGTATGGTAAAGAATACGAAAATGATGCTAGAATAGGTTATGATAGTGGTGAGGGTTCTAAGAGAAGAGAAGTTGGTGAAGTTTGGACAGATGGTGATGGTATAACTTGGGAGCAACACTCATACGGAAGGGTTCAGCAATCAGACCTAACCGATACAATGAAGGAAGTTCGGAGTTGGTTACAACAACAAAAAGAATGTAAAAATGAAACCTGTTCCAAAAGTAAATACGGATACACTGATAAAAAGTTAATTAAAAAGACTGGATATTGTGTTGATTGCCTAGTTGATAGAGAGGCGATAATTAAAGGAGATGGATTGTGGATAGAGTATTCCCAATACCGAATGGCTCAAAATATGATTTCACATGGAAACGAAGTCCTATTACAATTAGATCAAGCATTGAGAGATGTAAAGGAAGAATACGAAATTGTAAATGAGGATGGTAGTATTGAAAAATGGAAAATGGAAAAAAGTGTGGATGAAATTAAAGGTGAAATAAATGCCGATATAAGTAAAATACAGGATGAATTAAAAGATATTATTTCAATTAGAGATGTAGCTTGGGAAAAACTAAAGGATAAGAATTACGATTTAGTATCTCCTCCAATTGTGTAAAGTATGAGTATCCAAAAAAAATCATTAAAGGAAATTGTAGCGGAAGAATACATAAAGTGTTCAAAAGATCCTATACATTTCATGCGAAAGTATTGTATGATACAACACCCTACTAGGGGTAAAATATCTTTTCAATTATTTCCATTTCAAGAGAAAACTCTAACAGAGTTTAAGAATAACCGATTTAACATTGTGCTAAAATCACGACAGACGGGTATATCAACTCTTTCTGCTGGATTTTCTTTGTGGAAAATGTTATTTAACTCGGACTTTAATGTGTTGGTTATTGCTACAAAGCAGGAAGTTGCTAAAAACCTTGTAACCAAAGTAAGGGTAATGCATGAACTTCTACCAACTTGGTTAAAAGGTGGAAGTTTGGAAGATAATAAACTTTCCCTACGATTAAAGAATGGTTCCCAAATTAAAGCAATTGCTTCTTCACCAGATGCTGGACGTTCTGAAGCACTATCCCTACTAATATTTGATGAGGCTGCATTCATTGATGATATTGATGAGATTTGGGCATCTGCACAATCAACCTTATCTACTGGTGGTAGTTGTATTGCATTATCTACTCCAAATGGTGTGGGTAATTGGTTTCACAAAACTTGGGTAGGTGCGGAAGAAATGACAAATCCATTCACTCCAATTTCACTTCATTGGACGGTTCATCCTGAAAGAGACCAAACTTGGAGAGATGAGCAAACAAAACTTTTAGGTCCTAAAATATCTGCACAAGAATGTGATTGTGACTTTATATCATCAGGTGATACCGTAATTGATCCTGAAACACTTATGTTCTATAAAGAAACATATTGTAAAGAACCTATTGAAAAGGCATATATTGATGGGAACTTATGGAAATGGGAATATGCGGATTTCAATAAAGCATATATGGTAGTAGCTGACGTGGCAAGAGGTGATGGTAGTGACTTTTCAACTGCTCATGTGATAGATATAGATGCCGCGGTTCAAGTGGCAGAATATAGAGGTAAATTGGAAACAAGAGATTTTGGAAACTTTTTAGTATCACTATCTACAGAGTATAATGATGCTCTCCTAATAATTGAAAACGCAAATATTGGTTGGGCAGTAATTCAACAGGTAATAGATAGAGGGTATAAAAACTTATTCTATATGAGTAAGGACTTGAAGTATGTTGATGTTGAGCATCAGATGACTAATAGATACAGAGCAGAAGAGAGAGGATTGGTTGCAGGATTTTCAACTACATCAAAAACACGCCCTTTGATTATATCTAAATTAGATGAATATTTTAGAGAAAAAGCAATTACGGTTCGTTCAATAAGATTGATAGATGAGTTATTTACTTTTATATTCATAAATGGTAGAGCAGAAGCAATGAGAGGTTATAATGATGACTTGGTGATGGCATTTGGAATTGGATTGTGGGTTAGAGATACTGCATTGAGATTAAGACAGCAAGGTGTTAACCTAACCAAACAGGCATTAGGAGGTATTGGATCAAACACTTCTATATACGATGGAATGTATGGTGGGGTTGAGATAGATGAGAACCCTTGGAAAATGAAAGTGGGGGATGGTATTGAAGATTTAACGAAATGGTTGTAGTTTTAAGTTTTTTTATATTTATAGTATAACCTAAATAATTATGAGATTACTTACTGAAAATAAAAAGGTTCATATAAGTGAAGGATTGAATTGGCATATAACTAATAAAACTCCTTTGTATGAAAATGTATATAGATTTGGTAGTAAAAACTATTTCCGTCTTTTTAACGAAGCGAGAAACTTGTATAATAAAGGGTTATTAGAAATAAGTTCTTCAACTGATAGATGGTTAATGAAAACCGATATTGGAAAGTTGGGTTTATACGAAGGTAAATTGGTAATGTTAGATATACCAATACGGATAACCGAAGCTGAATATCAAGGTAAAGATGTTGAACTAAATAAACCCAAAAGAAGTTCAGGTCCAAAGAAATACAAAGTGTATGTAAACAACGATAAGGGAAATGTAGTGAAAGTAAACTTTGGGGATGTTAAAGGAGGATTGACGGCAAAGATAGATGACCCGGAAGCTAGAAAGGAGTTTGCAAATAGACACGATTGTAAAAGTAAAAAAGATAAAACTAAAGCAGGTTATTGGAGTTGTAATCTCCCACGCTATTGGAAAGCATTGGGTGGTAGTGATAATATGAATACTTATTGGTAATGAAAGCGTATACTGAAAGTATAAAAAGTGAATATATAGTAAGAGAGTTCGATGCTAATATAGATGTTAATGAATTAGTTTGGCATAGAGATAAAAAGGATAGAGTAGTTGAAGTGGTAAGTGGAAAAGGTTGGAAGTTTCAATTGGATAATCATTTACCAGTAGAATTAAAAGAGGGAATGGTATTAAAGATACCTAAAGAGACGTTCCATAGAATAGGTAAAGGGGATACGAAATTGGTTATAAAAATTAAAGAATAAAAAAAATGGCAGAACAAACTGATAGAAACTTTTTTGGTAGGTTAAAGAAATTATTTTCAACAACTGCAATTGTAAGGATTGATAAGGAAGGTAACCGAAAGGTTGTGGATGTTGAAGAACGTCAAACAAACACAAACCTTTTACAATTAAAAGATAGATATACTAAACTACAACGCTCTTTTTATGAAACTCATGCAGGTGCTCAATCTATGGCATACCATCAAGTTCGTAGGGAATTGTTTAGGGATTATGATGCGATGGATAATGACCCAATCATTGCTTCTGCGTTGGATATCTATGCGGATGAGAGTACAACTAAGAATGAGTTTGGTGATGTATTACAAATCCGTTCATCAAATGAAAATGTAAGAGAAATACTACACAACTTATTTTATGATATAATGAATGTGGAGTTTAACCTATGGCCTTGGACACGAAACTTGGTAAAGTATGGTGACTTCTTTTTGGGATTGGAAATCGCAGAAGGTAAAGGTGTTATAAATGTAATACCACAATCAGTATACTATAGTGAAAGAGTTGAAGGGGGAGACCCTAACAATGCAAACTCTGTAAAGTTTAAGGTAGAGCAAGATAGAACGGGTAAGCTTGAATGGGAGAACTATGAAATGGCACACTTCCGTTTATTATCTGATACTAACTTCTTACCATACGGTAAATCTATGATTGAAAGTGGTAGAAGGATTTGGAAACAATTATCTCTAATGGAAGATGCAATGCTAATTCATAGAATTATGAGAGCACCTGAAAAGAGGGTATTTAAGATTGATATCGGTAACATACCACCGCAAGAAGTAGATAACTATATGCAGAAGATTGTGAACAAAATGAAAAAAATACCTTTTGTAAATAAAGATACTGGCGATTATAACTTAAAATATAATATCCAAAATCTAACAGAGGATTTTTATTTGCCTGTTCGAGGTGGAGATAGTGGAACATCCATAGAAAACCTAACAGGATTAGAATATGCAGCAACAGAAGATATTGAGTTTTTACAGAAAAAATTATTTGCTGCATTAAGGGTTCCAAAAGCGTATCTTTCCTATGATGAAAATATAAATGGTAAAGCTACTCTCGCTGCGGAAGATGTACGATTTGCTAGAACGATTGAAAGAATACAGAGAACAATAGTTAGTGAATTGACCAAAATTGCAATAGTTCACTTAGCCGCACAAGGAATTGACGATGCTGAAATGGTAAACTTTGATTTATCTTTGACAAACGCTTCTACAATTTATGAGCAAGAAAAAGTAAACCTCTGGTCTGAAAAGGTAAGATTAGCAACTGATATGGCGGCATTAAAGATGCTATCTAAAGATTGGATTTATTCTAACTTATTCAATTTAAGTGATGATGATAGAGATATAGAGAGAGGTAAAATAATAAATGACTTGAAGGATACATTCCGTTACAATTCTATTGAGAATGAGGGTAACGATCCAGCTGCTCAACCTGAACCAACAAAGGTAGAGGATGAGCTGGAAGAGTTGAAAAGGGAAATTTCAAACAGAGGATCTGGAGGGGCTGAAGGTGGTAGACCTAGAGAAGGCAATACCTATGGTAAGGATAAGCACCCGTATGGTAGAGACCCGTTAGGTGATAAAGAAAACCACTTAGCAAGAAAGAGAGAAAACTACAATGGAGTAAGTAATAAAAAAATAGCACGTGAATATATAAATGGAATTTCATCAAAAAAGAAAATAATTACAGAAAAAAGTAACCTTTTAGATGAAAAAAATTTGTTAGATGATGATAAAATTTAACAAACATAAAAATTATTATATTTATATGTGTTATATAGAATTCTAAAACAAAATATAGGGTAATTAAATGAAAAGAATTAAGCACTCAAAAGTGAAGAACACCGGAGTGTTATTTGAATTATTAGTAAGACAGATAACATTAGAGGTTCTAAACGGAGATAAAACGGAAAATGCAAAGAAAATTGTTAAAGAATTCTTTGCACCAGGAAAAGAGTTAAATAACGAATTACGTCTTTATGAATTATTATTAAAGGAAAAGTATAGCTCCGAAGTTAGAGCTGAAAAGTTTGTTGATACTGTATGTGAAGCATACAATAAGTTAAATGTTAATAAACTAAATAAAGAAAAATACAATTTAATAAAATCAATTAAAGAAAATTTTGACGTAGAACAATTTCTTTCTTCCCCTATAAGTAATTACAAAGTTCTTGCTTCAATATACAAAGTATTTGAGTCAAAGAAATTACAAAATTACGATGTAAAAGATGTATTTAATTCTAAGATTAGTATCATAGAAAACATAACATCAAAACCATCTATGAAAAAATCTAATGAGAGTGATGAAGCGGCTGCATTAGTTGAAATGTATAAGAAGCAAGATAAGGACATTCGTTTGTTGACTTACAAAATCCTTATAGAAACTTTTAATAAGAAGTACACAAATTTAGATGTAAAACAAAAAGAAATATTAAGAGAGTATATAAACAATATTAACAATACTTCTAAATTTAAGGATTATTTTTCAGTAGAACTAAAAAAATCTATAAACGAATTAACCAATTTGAATAGCAAAATCTGCGATGCCGTTACTAATATAAAATTAAACGAAACCATTTCAGTACTAAAATCTCAAAAAATTGGAAAAAGTGTAAGTGATGAACAAGTTTCAGTACTAATGCTATCTAAAGAGTTAGTTAAAGAACTAAAATCAAAACTAAAATGAACTCAGCTAAGTTAAAGGAAATCATACGAACTATAATTGGTGAAATCCAGAGTGAAGAAGAAATTGAAGAGGTTTCAACTACCGGCAGTGTATCTGGATATAATACTCCAAAAGCATTCGGTAAAGCTGGTGATGAAAAGGAAAAAGCTAAACGAATGGCTAAATCTGCTGGATACTCTGTAGTACATGAAGTAACTAATAGATACCATCAATTAAGAAAAGAAGAGGCAACTCCAAATCAAAAAATTGGTGTTGGTATTCGTAATATGAGAAATCAATTGGAAGAAATTGAAAAATTCGTTGAATGGTATTCTAAAATAAAAACAGAAAGTGACTTGAATGGATCCGATTATTGGAAACGAACTCAAAAACACTTAAATGTTATTAGAGAAAGATTAAATAAAATCTCACAAAAAATACAAAACTTATCAGTATAATGAAATTATCTCAATTAAAAGAAGAAATACGAAACATAATTAGAGAAGTAAAATTAGAAGAAGGTTTTACCAATCCTAAAGTATCCAATCCAACTGAATTAGCTAAAATTGTGTTGGGTTGGTTTGATTTTTATACTGATTACATTGATGATGGTGGGCAGAGAAGAAGAGCAATACAAAAGAATGATAATACACTCGAATGGTTCGGTTCTCACCCAGTAGATGTTAAGCAGAAGGCTTATAAGATTATGTTATCTCAATCTAAAGATAAGGGACAAATTGAAAGAACCTTTGGTAAGCATCTAAAAGAAGTAGTAACCGAAGCAAAAAAATACGATATCGGTTCTGGATGGATGGGTAATGGTTTAACTATTTGGAACAGAGCTGAAGAAGAATATGGTGATTATAAGCAAATAGCACACATCAGTAAAGATGGAACATTAAAGATTTACGATAAGGCTTTGCCAAACGATATTAAGAAGATGTTTCAAATGTGGGCAGATACTATGAAAAAAGGTGACAGACCTGGTATATACTAACAATAAAATAAAAACAATACAGAAATGAATAAAGAAACTTTGAAAGAACTGGTAAAAAATATTTTGGGCGAAGAGGCTGAATATAAAGAATTTTTCAAAAAAGCATTAGATAAGGCTGGAAAATCTATACCTGATATGAGTGATGATGAGAAAAAAGCATTCTTCACTAAAATTGATACCGCATGGGATGGTAAGGGTGAGAAGAAAAACGAAGGAAACACTTTCGGTGCTGAAAGAGCTAAAGCTATTGCCAAAGGTGATGACTCATTTAAGGTTGATGGTAAAGCATTCAAAGTGACTGGAGTTGATGCGGAAGATAAAGAAAATGCTGAAAAGTTTTCTAACGAAAATACTGAATTGCCAGCAGCAACACTCCCATCTTCAATCAAATCAAAGTTAAGTATGGCTGTTGATAAAATTAAAGACTCTAAATTATCTTACAACCAAAAAGTTCAAGTAGTTGGACAGGTAATGGATGGTTTAGGTATTGATAAAAGTGAGTTCGCTAAAATGAGTTCAAAGTTAAAAGGTGCTATGGGTTCTTCAAACGAAGGAAATACTTTTGGTGCTGAAAGAGCTAAGGCAATTGCTAAAGGTGATGACTCGTTTAAGGTTGATGGAAAACCTTTCAAAGTGACTGGTGTTGATGCGGAAGATAAGGAAAATGCTGAAAAGTTTGCTAACGAAAACATTGTAAACGAAGAAAAATATACTGTAATTGACCCAAAGGGTAATCAAATGGGAGCTAGTGATAAGATGCAAGCTACAATGATTGCTAAGAAAAAAGGTGGTGAGAAAGCTGGATACTTTGTAGTTTCTAATAAAAACGCATTGAAAGCTAGAAGAGCATTGGAAAAGTTTAAGGGAGATTTCACAAATCCAAAACTTAAAGATATGATGGCTGACCTTTTCTATGAGTCAGTAGAAGAAGCAACTACATCATCTGAACCTGGAGAATGGGTAGCATATTTATCAATGACAAGAGGTAAAAAGTTATTAAACACTTTTAATACTGCTAGAGGTGCTAAGCAGTTTTTAAGTAAAAATGTAGATAAATTATTGTATGGTGCTAATGTTGAGAGTGTGGGTATAATGAGTAAAAAGCAGTGGGATGAGAGAGAAGCCAAATACGCAATAGAAGGTGTAAACGAAGCTGTTGATGTTAAAGCTGGGGGATATCGTCTTGTATCAAAACCAAATGAAGGAATTAAACTATATTATGGTGGTAAAGTAATTGCAACCGGATTTTATGATATGGATGATTGGTATTTTTGGATGAAGCATTCTAGTTGGGGAGGAGATATGGGATTTAATAATCCTAAAGAGATAATCAACTATTTTAGAGCAAAAAAGATTACAACCGAGTCAGTAAACGAAGCAGCAAAACCAACTATTAAAGTTGTAAATAAACTTAAAAATGAAGAAGGTATCCAGATAGTAGTAACTAAAACTACTGATGGTGATACAATGTATGGTGGGTTTGTAGTTCGTGGTAAACTTCAAAAAGTTATTCCAGTTGGTGCAAATAGTTCTAAAGAAGGTGTTAAAAAGAGAGCATTACAGATTTGGGACGAATTTGGAAAACAATTGGGTGAGAAAATAAATGAGGATAAAATTGACTGGGCAGATTTTTACAAAATGGCTAAAGATACTTCAGGATACAATCCTAATTTTGAAAAAAAATATGGAAAGGTATTGAGTAGACCTCATGTTGCAGATGCAGTAAAAACAGCAAAAGATTTCAAAT